GCTACAACATGGACGCACTGCTCTGAGGGTTATAAACCGCATCCCACCACCGCCCTACCCTCGCACCCATGGCGTGGATCACCGACAGTCTGAGGGGCGCGATCGATCTTGCATCGCGCCTAAACCCCTTCAACCGTGGCGGCGCTGCAACCGGGCTGGGCGGGATATTCTCGCATCAGCTTGCGGTTGCGGCCTACATGCAGTCGGGGATGATGCGCAAGGTCATCGCCATTCCGGCAGAGGACCGCGTGCGCGAATGGCGCGACTGGCAAGCTGATGCCGATCAGATCACCGCGATCGAGGCCGAAGAAAAGCGGCTAAATCTCATCGGCAAGGTGCAAGAGGCAGAAGTCCTGCGCGGTATCGGTGGCGGCGCGATCGTCATCATCACCGCAGGCGACCATTCCAGCCCCTTGACGCCTGCCATGATCGCGAAGGGTGGCATCGTCGCCCTGAACGTGGTTTCGCGCTGGCAGATCACCGGCAAGGATTGGGTCAATGACCTGGCATCGCCGCGCTATGGCGAGCCGCTGATGTGGACCATGAACGGCGGCGAAGTCGGCGCAACGCCCATCCATCCAAGCCGCGTCATCTGCTTTCGTGGCGCGCGCCTCCCCGCTGGCCACGCCGTATCGCTGGAAGAGTCGTTCTGGGGCGATTCCCGGCTGCTACGGGTCTATACCGAGGTCACGCGCTCCGATGATACCCAGGCATGGTTCTCGGCGCTGGTTCGCAAGGCTAAGCTGCTGCGGTTTGGCATTCCCGATCTGGACAGCCGCGACCAAGAGAGTTTGAATAAGCGCATTGCAGTCATCGCAGAGGGTGAGAGTAGCCTGAACGCGGTCCTTTACCGCTCTGGCGCTGGCCCGAATGACCCCGGTGAGCAAATCGATGACTACCAAATAAACTGGACCGGCATCCCGGCGATGATGGATGCCTTCGATCAGCGCGTGGCGGCTGTTGCGGATATCCCGTTTACGCGGTTGATGGGGCGCTCGCCAGCGGGGATGAATTCCACCGGAGCATACGATGATCTGAATTGGGTGAAAGCCGTCACCACGGGCCAGAAGCTCGAAACCCGCCCCTGCCTGGATGCGCTAGACCCGTTCCTGCTGCGATCGGCGGGTGTCGATGCGTCCAAGGTTACATGGGCGTTTGCGCCGCTGTCCGTCCCGACCGAAAAGGAGCAGACGGACACGTTCAAGGTGCTGATGGAGGCGGTAGAGAAGGTCCAGAATACCGGGGCGATTCCTGAGCGCGCGTTCTCCGAAGCGCTGCAAAATCTGCTGATCGAGCGAGAAGCCATGCCTGGCCTTGAACAGGCTTTGGCGAAAATCCCTGAATCCGAGAGATTCGGCCTGTCGCCGGATAACGATGGAGGCGATGATGATCCATCTGCAATCCAAGCGTCGGGAGGAGGTGATCCAGTAGCATCTGCCGGTAGTGGCGGGGCGTCTGGAAGTGGCGCACCCGCCCGCCGTGCTGCGAATGATGCGTGGATGCTGGAGGATTGGGCGGCTAAGCCGCTCTATGTCCGCCGCGATGTCATCAACCGCGCTGATATCGTGAAGTGGGCCGAGTCGCAGGGCTTCACCGACATCGCACCGGACCTGCATGTCACGATCACCTATAGCCGCAATCCGGTTGACTGGATGGCTATGGGAGAGTCCTGGCGCGGAAAACTGGAGATCGAGGAAGGTGGCCCGCGCTTGGTCGAGGCACTTGGTCCTGATGGAAAATACAAGGCGCTGCTGTTCACGGCCTATGAGTTGATCAGCCGCAATCAGGAAATGCGCGACAAGGGCGCGTCGTTCGACTGGCCCGAATATCAGCCGCATATCTCTATTCAGGTGGGTGGCGATATCGATCTGGCAACGGTTGAGCCGTATCGCGGCAAGATTGTGCTTGGGCCTGAGATTTTTGAGGCCATCCGCGCCGAGGGCGAATAATGGCCCGCTTCGATCTAGCCCAGATGGCGCGGCGGACCCGCAACATCCGCCGATCCTCAATTGTATTGCGAGATATCGTCCCGCCGTCCACACTTGCGACTGATTTATTCCGCGCCTGCTACCTCCCCGTCATCACAGCATGGACCGACGCGCTACCCCGCATCGAAGCCGCCTACGCCCGCAGTCTGTCCGAGATCACCCAGGACAGCCCGGCTGACGTGCGCGCGGAGATCGACGGCGCGGCGGCTGCGATTGACCGGCTGCTGTTGGTACTGACGCCCGAGCTCAGGCGGTGGGCAATTTCGGTTGAGCGGTGGCAACGGCGGAAGTTCATCGGGGCAGTGCTTTCGGCCACATCAGTCGATTTGACGACAATGATCGGCCCCGAGGACGCGAGGCAGACTTTGGAGCAGGCGGTTGAATGGAACACCAGCCTCATCCGCGACGTCAGCGACCAAGCCCGACAGAGGATCGGTAACATCGTATTTGACGGCCTGCGCAATCGTAAGCCCGCTACCGAGGTAGCAAAGGGTCTTCGCGAAGCCGTTGATATGAGCCGTCGCCGTTCGGTCAATATCGCCGCTGACCAAATGCAAAAGCTGACAGGTTCACTGGCTGACGAGCGCCGCAGGGCCGCAGGTATCACGGCCTGGGAATGGGTCCATAGTCGCAAAGCCCATCCGCGAGCTCGTCACGTAGAACGCAGTGGGAACTACTATTCGGACAATCCCGCTGACGTGGGGAAGGTTTTGAACGGCAAGACTTTGCTCGCGCCACCGGAAGACCGTCCGAGCCAGCTCCCGTGGTGCGGTTGTAGGTCAAAATCGGTGATTTCGTTCGACTGATTCGAGCGGGAGTGCTATGAAAAGCGGGCCGGAAACACTGCGCTAACAGTGCCCGGCCCTGACCAAACGAAAGGTGATTTTCGCTGTGGCTAACCAATTCTCTAAACCGAAAACCCGCGTCTGCGCAACGTGCGGGGGAGAATATCATCTAAATCCCCGATACTCTTCCGCACAGGCAGATCGGTCGCGCTTCTGCTCTTATCGTTGCTCTGGCCTCGCGGTCCCACGTCAGCGCCGCTCTCTGTCAGATAGGCTCGTGCCAGGGGCGCGTTTTGGACGACTGACCTACTTACGAGAGGGTGAAGATTACAAGTTCGCTAATGGTGCCAACATGCGCCGTGGCAAGTTTCGATGCGACTGCGGCGTTGAGAAAGATATGAAGCATCGTGATATTTTAAATGGAAAAGTAGTAAGTTGCGGCTGCTTTTCCGCCGAGATGGCTTCGGATCGCTTCACCAAACATGGCGGGTATCGCACACGTGAATACAAATCGTGGAACGCAATGATCCAGCGGTGCATGAATCCTAATGCTACGGCTTGGGATGACTATGGAGGGCGGGGCATTAGCGTGTGCGAGGAATGGCTTGGCACGGAAGGATATCATCAATTCGTCAAGGATATGGGATTCCGTCCGGACGGCATGACGTTGGACAGAATAGATACCAACGGCAACTACGAGCCGGGAAACGTCAGATGGGCAACCCCGAAAACACAGCAGAATAATCGTCGCGTCACCAAGATGCTGACCTTCAATGGCGAAACGATGTCCCAGGCTGCTTGGACGCAGAGGTTGGGTATGAGCCGGAACGCCATTAGCGAACGGTTGAGAAAGGGTTGGACTGTCGAGCAGGCCCTCTCTGCACCACTCGGCAAAGGCGGACCGAAACGCCGGCAACCGACGACATTAACCGCGCCCCCGCCTAATCCCTGAGGGTTATAAACCCACCCGCTTGCCCCGCCTATCCTGCGGGCCATGGTTTTCTTTTCTGACGCCCTCACGCTTGATGCACCGCGCCGCACATCTGACGGCTATCTTGCCGTTCGCGCGCGCGCCAGTCGGACGGGTGTTTACCAGTATTCGGGCCGCGAAGTTGACCCGGACAACGCGCATGGGTTGCGTGATCAGGCAGTTGTCAATGTCCTGCGCGACGAAGCTACGGTATTTGATGAGGCGGCCGCGCGCTCGTTTATCGGCAAGCCGGTAACGGATGACCACCCCAACGAGCCTGTGACGGCTGCAAATTGGCGCGACCATTCGCGCGGCACCATCATGGGTGCATTGCGGGACGGCGATTATCTCGCGTTCGACCTTTTGCTGACGGACGCCGCCACGATCGCCAAAGTAGATGCTGGCAAGCGCGAATTGTCCAACGGTTATGGGGCGTCGCTGGCCTACGGCACCTTCACCGCGAAGGATGGAACTGTCTGCCAAGCGCGCCAAGAGAAGATCACGGGCGGCAACCATGTCGCCCTTGTAGATCGGGGCCGCGCCGGTTCCGAATGCTCGATCAAGGACGGGTTTGCCGTCTGCGATGCCCTCCCCTCCAACATTCTCGATTCCCTCACCAAAACGGAGAAGCCCGTGAAGACCATGTTGATCGACGGGCTGACCGTCGACGTGTCCAACGCCGATACGGCAATGGCCACGATCACCACCCTGATTGCCGCGCGTGACGCTGCGACCGGCAAAGTCGGTAGTCTCGAAACGCAGGTGGCCACCCTGACCACCGACAAGGCGACGCTGGAGGCCAAGGTCAAGGAATTGACCGACGCCAAGCCGACGCCCGCCCAGCTTCGCGATGCCGCCAAGGCATATGCGCTGGTGGTGGAAAAGGCCAAGGCGCATGGCGTCGCCGTCACCGATGCGATGGACGAAGCGTCGATCATCAAGGCGACCGTCCTCAAGCACCTGGGCGACAGCGCGGCCAGCGCCAAAGACTGGACCGACGCGCAGTTCGCTTCGTCTTTCGCCATGCTCAAGGACGCGAACACTCCGGCCATTCAGCCTCTCGGTTCGCCGATGGTCGCCAATGATGCTGCCGTCACTTCCACCATCCGCGCCGCGCGCTACGCCTAAGGAGGGCTGAACCATGGCTGTTTTGCAGACCACTTATTCCGAAGATCTTGCCAAGGGTTATCCCGGCATGATCGCCAATGGCGAAACGTCGAACCGCATCAGCCGCACGATCGAAAGCGCGGCAGGCATTGCGTTCGGTCGCCCGGCCTATCGCGGCACCGGCGACCATGGATGCACTGTGACGGTCGGCACGCTCGCCACGTTCCTGGGCTTCACGGTTGCGACCTCCTGTCTCGGTCTGCTCGCGGGCGCGGATGCTGACGAATATCAGCAGTATGACAACGTGACGATCCTCACGAGCGGCGCGATCTATGTGACTGTGGTCGGCGCAGTGACCGATGGCGCGGCACTGACGATCGGCACCGGCGCAGGCGCAGCGGACGGCATCGGTGCTACGGCAGCCGACGCAACCCACATCGCGACCGGATGGATCGCAGACGAAACCGTGACGGACGGCCTTTGCCGTATCGTGAAGCGCTAAGGGGGCAGACATGAACGCCATCACCAATTTTTACGACGCCGCCGCCGCCCGCATCACTGATCCGGTCATGTTCATGGCCGCAGATGCAGCGGTCAAGAAGCAGGTCATCGCCCTGTGGGCCGCCGATAACGCGCGCAACGCAGCGACCTTCGCCGACAAGGCTGATGCATTCTTCTCCGACGCGCAGGTCGGCTATGCCTTCCTCTCGCCGCAGCTTC